CCAGCAAAGACTATCTTAATTGCAAACGCTGAGAATGGTTTCAGATTGTCTGCAGTGTAAGCATATTCAAGATAAGAATTCATGTCCTCAACTGAAGTCGATAACGATATCGTGCTATTGGGCGTGATACTTGAATTGTTATCAGAAAGTCCAGTTCCGTTAAAATATTGCCAACCAATATCAACAAAGTTTTCAGAACTTCCATCTGGACGAATCTTATACAGAATCTTCACATTTTCATTATTAAACAGATTAGCTGTAATCTTACAATCTAATGCTGTTGCGGGACTGTCTAGAGTTACTTCCTTCGTGATATATTTAGATGCAGTAGAACTATTGAATGTTGTTTCATCAACATAAAGGAAACCTTTACTCTCTGATACTGTTCCGATTTCTCTTGCAGTTACAGGAGAAGTTCCAGCATTAGTATCATCAATCAAATCCCCACTAGAGAATTTATTAGCAGTAATCAATTTAACCTTCAGATTTCCAGTTCCAGCATCCCATCCAACAACAATACCAGTTTTTATCGTAGTGTCTACTAACGTTGCAGTGGTAGTATCTTGAGTAACTTGACTGCCATCAACAAATGTTCCTGAGATATCGATAAGATCTAAAACATCACCTACGACTCTTACAATTTGACCAGATGCACCAGTACCAGCTTGGGTTAATCTAGTTGCACTGTCGATAGTATTTGTAAATGTTCCGCCAGTTACGTTACTTACAGTAAATTTCGCAGACTGTACAACATCTGGAGAAACTGTAGATACAGAATAATCAGAAGATAGTGGAACTGTGAGAGTCTGAGAAGTAGCACCAAATCTATCTTCAGTTCCAATAGGATTATCCATTCTACTAGAAGCCGTAATTAAATTACAGCGATCAAGGTCAAGAACAGGAGAAAGGTTATCCTGATCTGTGCTCATTGAAATAGTATAAGTGACAGACTTATTATTATTCAGAAGTGATGGTTGATTACGATAAACTTCATTAACATGTGATCCAATAATTCTAGACTCTTCAAAATAATAGTTGTCATTTGGACTTACATTAAATGTAGGAGAAATTTCATATTCCTTAGCATCTTCCGTTTCTGGTAAATCAATTGGTCTACCATACGCGGTTTTAATAGTATGTGATACTGATGACGAAGGGAACGTTAACATTGCAATCTGTGGAGTTGCAATTTGATACAACTTATTAGTTGTAGCTCTTACAGAATTGCCGCCGCCAGATCCACTACCAGTCATGATAACATTTTCAGTATTCCATAACGTACTATTAAGCTGGATGCAGTAGTCGTCAAGACCAACATTCGCCACAGTATGGAATCCATTGATTAATGTGACTGGAATACCATAGATTGAATTGTTTGCTCCCGATCCAGCAACATCCTTAAGGATAATAAAGTCACCATCCTTCATTCCATGATTAGGATGCTTAATACGAAGAACCTTTTGATTAGTGCCAAATAAATCAGAAGATCCATCAGTATTATCAACTGTGATTGGATTTTCGGGAAGAGATGCATAATCTAAATCTTCATTCCTAAGTTCAATAGATGCTGTAGAATTAGTTGTAAACACACATCTGTTTACTGCAATCTTAACTGCTTCGGCAGAATCTTGTGTCCAAGCTGTGGAATTTTGTGATTTAAACAGAGAACCAACATGAGATTGTGGTGATGCAACAACAGAACTTCCAATAAGTGCATCTCCAACTTTGGAACTGTAGATTTCATAATCGGAAGATGAAGATGAAACAACAACTGAATATGTCGAATCATTTTGCAAATGTATTGGTGACTCAAATCTAAATCTGGTTTTAACTTCAGCATCAGTTGAGGTGGAAATTCCCATTTTGACTGCAGGATTAGTAATTCTAAGAACCGCTTCTGCAGATGCCTGACCATCACCACCGTTAATAGTCACATTTGGTGCAATATAATAATTTGAACCTCTATTTGTTACTTCAATTTCATAAACTCTACCATCATAAAGTTTTGCTGAGGCGGTAGCGTTTGAACCAAACGTTCCTCCATTTTCACCAAAAACATTTACAGATGTTGTGAGTTCATCATAACCACTACCGAATGAGGTAACTCTAATTCTGTCAACTACACCAGAATCTTCATCAATATTAAATGTTGTGGTTGCAATAGATGGAGATCTATTTACTGTGAATGCTTCACCTGCAATAAAATCAACACCATTGTGATTGGAAAGTGTTAAAGTATATCTGGTGTCAGTATTAGTAACAGTTAAATCACTTTTAATTGTTCCAGATGCACCAGAGACGGATCCATTAATAGTTTCTCCAGCAAGAAGAGTCTCTCCATTTGGAACAGTAGTATTAATCTTGATTCTAAGTTCAGTGTCAGCGTTCATGCTGACTTCGCTGAAAGGAATGACATTTCTAGTGGGAAGACCACCATTAGTATCTGTTACATAAATTGATACTGGTCTATTTGTATCTTCATCAGTTGGTGTCTGCTTATTCTTGAAGAATAAATCTATACTGGATAAGAATACCCCTCCATCAAATCCAGATACTCTAAAGTTCTGTGCGAGAGGATCTAAGAGTCCAGTTTGGTTTACATTAACCAAAGAACTTCCAACATACTGAACTGTGTCGGAGTTGGAAGTAGATCTTCTGTTAATGTAAGGAACTCTAGTCGATTGAATCGAATTAGTGGTAGTATTTGGAAGACCACTCACAGTGTATACTGCTTCTGCAAATGTAGTAACATCAGCAGAATTAGATGAGTTAGTGGAACTTGAGGTCAATCTGAATGATTTAGTTCCAGCAATGAAGGATCTCTTAGTGGTGCTTGTATCAAAGAATGTTTTGGGATCATTAGAAAAACTCAGAGATTTCTTTGATTTTACAGGGGCGTATCCATTAGGGATTAAGAAATATCCACTAATTCTACCTTTATCATCGGTAACAATTTTTTCACCAAAACCTTTCTCTGCATAACCAGCTTTTCCTGTGAATGGAGTAGTGATATTAGTAACATCATCTGGGTCCACCCATGAAGAAACTTCAATGCCATCAAAGAAGGCAAAAAGTTGAGTGTCTGGCTCAAGACCTTCTGCAACAAATTTTACTAGTTTTGATCTGATATAAGGAATATATGGTGACGAAACAGCTCTCTGACCTCTATCAGCAGAAGATGCACCATATGGCGACAATCTATTCTGAGTACCATTTCTGCTTCTAGTTCTAGTTTTTCCTTTAATAACTAAATTAGGATCAGAAGCAAACTGAGCACCAGTGCTGTTAGTAGAGTTATTCAGCGTATAAGTTGGCGTACCAGTCCAAGAAATTTGCCACTCATTCCAAAAACTACCCCAAGAATTGTTATCATTTTTGATAACATCAAATACTGAGTTTTCATTTACAATTAATTCTGGTGATTTAGTTGTATCTTTCCATTCATCAACATCAGGAGTCAATTTCATCATTCCAGAGAATTTTGATGACTTGTTCTGATTAATTTTAATAGCCTTGGTGGCATATTTGTTCACCACTGTACTTTGCTCAGTGAAAGGAAGTGTGATCAAGTTTCCACTTCTAATATAACCACTAGCAGATCTTTGTGCTGTGGTAATATTTCTTTCTTCGAGAGAAGTCTGGGAAGAAGCAAAACTTGGTCTAAGCACACCAGTTTGAGTATCAATAGAACACCTATAATCTAATGAGGAAGTATTGCCAACACCATGACCCTCAAAATTATCTACAAGAATACCATTCTTGAATCTGTCGTTACCAAACTCATCTCTAACTTGAGTGTTGAAGGTATCTTGCTCAAGCAGACTAAGTACAGTATAATATTCAAGTTTCTCAATTCTCTTCTCAAGTTTACCGATGTCACGCATCGTGTAACGACGGTTGTCAAAACTCTTGGTCGTGATATCAGATAACTTGTAAGTATATGCTGGAATATTCAGATTATACAGAAGAATTCCATCCGAGATTTCATCGGGAACTTGTGGATTGAGAGAAGGAGTACCCTTCGCAACCACAAATTTACCAGACTTAGAAATATAAACAGAGTCAATTCTATTCAGATAAAATTCATAACTAGACTCAAATCTAGTTCCTGCAATAGGCAATGGTGCTGAAGATGATCCTGTTCCCGTGAATTTTAAAGCATCAACAGTTCTGGCATCGCTATAACCAGGAAGAACAGTTGCTGAACTAAGACCAGTAAAATCTGATACTCTTGGTCTAAAGTCTACAACATCTCTCAGTGAAATATTGCCATATACAGAAGATTCATAGCTAGGAATATCCGCATAATCAATTCCAGTATAGGAATCGACAGTAAAGTAACCACTACCTGCTACACCTGTTCCAACACCACCAATGTGCTCAAAGTAATCATATACTACTAATAACTGTCTAGTTGGAGCAATTTCGCCTGGTTTTAAAATAAGTCTTGCAAGATCATAGTGAGTATCTCTCTGTCCGCCATCAAATAGATATCTATCAGTAACTTCAACATCAGAACTAGTTGCTGCTGCCCCTGATGCTGACATATAAACTGCTTTCAATCTATATCCATCAGCATACTGAAGAGGAATTACAGGGTCGCTAACTCCAGTTGCAATGTTATACTCAGCATCACTTCTAAGAATCTTAGTTTTTGGAGAAGTATCAGATTTTGTTACAGGAGCAATAAGTTTATATGGTATGTTTGCAAACCCAGTGTAAGCACTCATATCAATAGTGATACTTTGGGCATTGGCACCAATAGTTACTTTGCCTTCAAGATCAAAAAGATCTCCAGTGGTTGGATTAGACATCACATAATTTGAAGAGTATCCTAAGAACTGTTCATTAGTTCCGATACTAATACTAGTCTGAGAACTAGCATCAAAATTTCCTAAGAATTCTCTGGCAACAGTATAATTGATATCTGTATTGTTAGGATCTAAAACCTGAGTCTTGACGTGTTTATTAGGAAGTGGGAATAGAAGTGTATTAGAGGAGACTCCAGACAGCTTAGAACGCTTTCTTTGGATATTCTTGGTGCTAAAGTCAGATAATACCTCACCATAGATATAAATTCTTGCTGTTTCCGCAGCACCATCAATGCAGGCAAACTTAACAATATATTTTCTATTAGTACCAATATCATCCATAAGAGAGATAATGTCTCCATCAACCAGATCAAGATCTGGTCTAGATCCCAAGTTATCTGCAGAAATAAAATAGTCCCCTTCAGTTGCACTAAAGGTTGCTCCGCCAGCAACAAAGAAAGTTGATTCTAGTGAAGCAATATCACCAGCAAAAGCATTCTGAGTGGTTGATCCAAAATAACTCCTCGCAAAGGATGAATTATAAGGTACAATATTCTTATAATTCATTACTGGTTCGACTATGCAACCAGTACCACTATTTGAAACAATCTCAACTTTAGGTGTAGTATTGAAAGCACCAAGTGCTTCTCTTACTGCTGCATTTGTAATTAAGATTGATACAATTTCACCAGTATCTACAGTAATGTTTGTCTCAGTAATTGCAGTTAACTTATTGACTCCACCGATGTTGATTGCGGTAATGTCTCCAGTGGTTCCTGCGTAATTTGATCCAAAAGTCTTGAATTTAAATTCTTCAATTGTTCCTTCTGTTTCAATGAAGTTATATGGAGTTGTGCTTCCATCTTGCTCAGACAAAAGAGTTTCTCCTTCTACAAATTCACCAAGTACTCTAGAAAGAACGAGTTCACGAGTATCTGGAATTTTTTGTTCTACAATACCTCTAGCACCACTAGTTTGTCCAGTAATAAATTTACCTTCAGTGAAGGCAATGGGATTTTTGCACTTAATTCTTACAAAATACTCCAGTCCAAATAAACCATATTTAAACAAAGATTCTTTTGCATAATCACCATCGCTCGAAGTTCCTGAAAGAAACTTGAAAGATTTTGTTTTTCCGACACCAACAAAAGGTGTGGTAATCCTTTCAGCAGACTTCAATTCTGCTGTAAGACCAGTGACACTAAAGGTGTCTGCAATGTCCCATGCACCAGTACCAGTAATACGTTTACCCACAGCAACAGCTTTATCTCCTGTTGCATTAAGGTGATATGAAAACAGTTTTCCAGTCAGATTGCCATTGGCGAAGTTAGCTTCTCCACCACCAGCAGTTACAGGATTTGTTTGTACCGAAAGATTTGTTAGTGTAAAAACAAAATATGCATCAGTTTCTGGTGCTGTGCCGTCAAGGTTGGCGGTAGTATCACCAAACTCCACATCTGTGTGTCTGTTATATAGAACAACCTCTTGATTTGAATTTGTGTTAACCAAACCCAAACCAGTAACATTCTCTGCTCTCTCTTCAACGTCAGGGAATGAGAGAAGATTTTTTACAGTAAAATTAGATCCTTCTGTAGGAGAAATTGCATTATTTTCTTGAACCTGTGTATCTCTGGCTTTATCAATTTGAACATATCTAGTTGAGGTTGTTTCAATTTCATATCCTTTTACATATGCTTTACCTGGATCAAAAACTGCTACAAATTTATCTTCAGCTCCTCCTTGAGCAACAGTATATACACCATTATTATCAGTAGTTGCAAGACTCTCTTTGAGACTGAGTAAGAATTCTCTTACTACATAGTCCCCAGACTCATCAAAAGTTCTTCTTGCAAGAATATCTTCAATCAGACCATTGGTATTAGACAGTTCTACAGTCGCATTAAAAATGCCATTCTTGATCTCTAAAAGTTGAACAAAATCTCTTTGATCTGGTGAATCAATTGGTCTTGATACTAATGTTACTCCGATCTTAAGTCTATGTGCTCCAGGAGCAGCATAGTTAGAGTATCCCTGTGCATTATCAAGCAGTGCCAGATCTTCTTCTGAAGTTGTTAATTGTTCAGATACAATAAAACCAACTTTATAAGTCGGTGTGTTGTTATATTTTTCAAGGATGATGGTCTCACTCTCATTTTTAACCAATGTCCCATTAATATAATAGATGCCTTCATTAACTGAAACCGCAGTGCCAAATCCCATGGCATTAGTGGTTGTTGGTTTAACATTTCCGTTGACTCCAACAATTGCAGTAGGAGATCCAGGAGAGTTTGCTGTGATAGTCTCTCCTTGAGTGAAAGTTAATGAAGTATTAGACGATCCACCACTTTCATATTTAACAAACAAAGTGGCGGATTCAGTTGTAGATGCAGGTGTGGCATTAACAACTGTTGCGGAAATACCAGAAGTATTACCAGTCATCTTCTTACCGATATAATCAGTAATTTGAAGATTATTCGTGAATGAACTTACTTTTACAAAATTATATTGTCTATCTACAATAAGTTCCCCAGGTACTACAATAGAACCTTGCTTAAAGTTTGCTTTAGCAAGACTTTCGACCTGATTTTGTAAAATAGATTGTAGAGTAGTTAACTCTCTAGACTGGATAGAATATCCAGGTCTAAAGAGTACTCTATAATAACTATTATCTGGATCAAAATCATCAAAATATGGAGCTTTATTTAGATTCGTACTCTGGGGCATATTACTAAGCTAGAATGGGATTTGATCTATGATATATATCAGAATTCTACGACCAGTTTTACATCTTCAATCTGATCGATTGAACGAGAAACTGTTCTTCTGTTTTCAACATAAATGATGTCTCCAGTATACTTCTTGATCTCAGTACCAGCGTAACCGTTGGTAAATGTCAAGTTAGAAGTAGTTAAACTATAACCAACTTCTGGAGTCTCGACTGATCCAGAATCTGCACCTGTAATTGCATTACCGCCTGAGAAAGCAGGAAGATCTCCTCCCTGATCACCAGTTCCAATGTGCTCATAAGAACTCTGATAGAGTTTCAAAATTTTGGTACTTGAATCCCATGAAACAACTTTACCTTTAGCATTAGTAGTTGCTTGAGTCACAATTTCATCAATATTGAATGATGCAACTGTACTTGATGGGAATTTAACTGCTACAAGAGCATTGTATGTAGCACCAGTAGCAGCACCGCCACCAGTTTGCTCAGGATCACGAAGAATACCGATTCTTCTGAAGTCTGTGTCAACAGGGAACTCAAGACTCTCATCATACTGAACTCTGGCGTTAACCATAACACGCTTGGTTCCAAGTTCTTTATTGATATTGTATCCATGTCCGCCAGCAGGAGGAATGACTACTTCCAAAACTGCTGAAACACCAGGAGCACCAATACCAGAAATCTCAGTGGCATTTACGTTAATATAACCGTAAGTATAACCAGATCCAGGAGTTGTGACTGTTACTTCAGTAACAGCACCACTAGTAACTTTGACTGTGGCAAGTGCTTGAGTTCCACCATTTTTTGCCCAATCTCCACGAATGGGAACGTTAGTGTATCCAGTGACATTATTGTCAGTATATCCAGTACCACCAGTGTTGATAATTACGGTATCAATAGCACCATCTACAGCAGCTGCCTTAACATCAACACCATTGGTAGGATCACCAGAAGAACCAACACCCCATGCAGAAGGGACAGGAATATACGAAGTAGTAAAGAACTTAATTACATCGTCTGTACCGATGCTATAAAGGAACTTCCATCTATAACCATCAGCAGTGCTAAAGATGGTTGCTCCTGTACCAGTAGGAGCAACTGTAGAAGCAGTTCCGTTGGGATTAGCAGGTGAAGAACCGTTATAGATGCACTTATAAACTTTGTAGTTATTTACGACATAATACTTGCCGCTATACAGGTGAGGAGCATTTTCTCCTGCTGAATTTGCTTTGAAATCAGCACTATAGTTAGAACGATACATGGAGTATGTAACTCCAGATGTCCAATTGTGTCTGGGGACTACTAATCTTACATCAGATGACTGAATTCTCTTAAGAGAAATCATGTCATCAAAGACTTCCTTCTCATAATTGAAACTATCAATTGGAGTAGGAGGATTATTTTCGTTTGGAGCAGCGAGATATGATCCACTATGCTGACTACCTGCAGGTTGACCAACATATGAGAGAGCGCCAGCTACAGCAGCGGTATCCCAAGTTTGGGGTCTACCCATGAAGAAGTACATATTAGTGGCTGCCGTCTCAGAAAATGCTTCCTCAAACTGTTGAGCATTATGAATCCTAAATTGTTCAGAAATTAAAGCTGGCATCTCTATAAGTGGTTTACGGTTTTCCTTGTGTTATTTATATTTATCACCCTCGCCAAGCGAGTCTTAAATAATCACCATCTGCGTGTGTAGTTGCTGTTGTAGACTTAACACCTCTGACAACTGTGAAATCTTGACCAGAGATTGATGTATATTCCATAATCTCATCACCAAATTCCAAATATCCTGCAGGTGGGAAGTTAGAAACATCACCAGTTACTGTAACGGTAGTAACTGCGTCATTGATAGCACCATTGAGGGTGAGACCATATGTAACATAGGCATCTGCTGGAATATTGATAATAACACCACCAGCGGAACCGTATGCAACACCTGCGTGCGTAGTAAAGTCTCCGATTGTGATATTTGGAGCATAACGTGTCATATGCTCAATGGTAACTCCAGTTCCAATATAGTTAGCAAGAGGATCATTAAATTCAGATGGTTCAAACTGGAACTTGATTTGATCAAATGTATTCAAGTTATATGCAAGTCCAGGTTCATTAGTTCTTCCTGCATTGTGCAGAAGAGTCTGAACATGAGTAGTTCTTTCTGCACTGATCTGCGAAACAACCAGAGGAAGAAGATCTTCGAGGGTGGTATCTTCATGAATATCTACAACACCAGCATTTCCACCTTCGACCTTCATATTCAAAATAGTGTTCTTTTTAGTGAACAATGGTGTATGTGGTCTGACAATTTCATACTTTTTGGCGAAGATTATCTCAGGAGCAGCATTATAACCAGAACCACCATCTGTGATTACAACATTAGTCACTTTGCCGTTAGTGATTTCGGCATATCCCTTAGCACCTGTTCCAGGATTGTCGCATGTTGTCTTGAAAAGAACAATTGGAGCAACATCATACTCAAGTCCACTATTTGTGATGGTAGCACCAGTTACCTGATAATCATATACTGTGGGAATACCCATAGTATTGTCAACACCAATTGTATTTTCAACTCCTATGGTATTAGATCCTGAAACTGGTACGCCCGTCACAGTTGCACTTGCAACCGCATTCTTACCGCGAATATATGAGTTATCAGTATATACATATGCCGTATAAAGTAAGTTATCGGTATTTTCAAGTGCCCTTTGATCCATTCTAATAATTTCTTTGGGAGTTTCTCCATCAATTTTGATAAGATCACCAGGATGAACAATATCACCAGTATTTGCAACTTTATTTTGATATTTACAACCATCAGGATTGTAATTCCCGAGAAATTCTAAATTCTCAAATATATTACCATTCCAGATAGAAATAGTCTTTTCAAATGTTTTACCATAGAAATACAGACAATGGCAATTCTTATCTACTTGTGGTGCCTCAGTGAAAGTAATAACGTTATCAACAATATTATATGCAATTCCTTCCGTCTGAGGAACACCATCAAGTAACACTAAAATCTGATGTACATCAGGAGGAATAATATTATCATCCCCAAACGCGAATTCAAATGATTTTCTACTTCCATTAATAAGGTGGGAGAAATTATTGAGCATTTTATACTTACTGAAAGTATAACCGAAGAAATGTCTTTCCTTCTCAATCGGAGTAGTAAATACAATTTGGTTGGGATTGACTGTTCTATCAATAGTATATGCTTCTCCATAAATCTGCAGCACGCCATCGATGAAAATCAAGAGATTTTCATCTTGCTCGGTCACAATATTAGATCCATTTTTTCTCTTAAGATCATATCTCTTAGATGTTCCATCAAAAAGAATATCTTTGATCTTATAAGAATATCTCGCATTATCAGCACCATCAACAAACTTGAAGAATGTTGAGTAGAAAGTTGTCCCTTCTTTTGGTGTCTCATAGAATTTAATGTCAATATTCTCATATTCAAACTGACCCTCAGTGAGAAGTGCGTCAGTAACATCGGTAGAATCAAGAGTCCCTGATGTCGTAAGGAAATCTGGGAGAATAGTAAAATCTTTCTCGTATAATTGGTTGGTAATGGCGAGTTTTGCCATATCACGCGCTTTATTGAAGGCAGTTGTTGATTCTGCAAGTTCACCTGCAATACCATTGGTAAGTAGAGCAGTTCCGTCAATATAACGCTCAGTTGCTTCTAGAATATTAGAATTACCACCAGATCTCATATCAGCAATGATTGCATCAACGATAATTCCGAGATCTCGCTTGCACTTACCTTCTCCGAAAGATGGTACGCGCATGGATTCAATTGGGAGTGGTAGAGGTGATACTAAAGATCCTTGAGAGAGATATGTGGTTACAATACTAACAAGGTTATCAATGTTACTTTGAACATCTGCACATGCTCCATTGCTGTTATTTGCAACAGGAGAATTAACAACAGGTCTTACAATGGCATCTTCAACTGCTCTAATGAAAGTGTGTGAGTAATTACCACCTGAAATAACTACAGCTTGATTCAATGCACCACTAGCAGCACTCACAAATGTGTGAGGATATTCACCACCACTAATGATTGCATCAGTGAGAGCAGAAACAAATGTATGTGCCGAAACAATTGATGTAGTACCAACCTGGAGTGTGATAGTAGTGTCAGTGACAGAAACAACAGGAATTGGTTGATCATAAGAACGGTCGCGCTTATGCTTAAGACCATCAGCAACTGCACTTACAAAAAGGTGAGTATACTGTTGACCAGCGGGCGATTCTCCAACATTAACGTCAAAAGTATTTTGGGTTACGTTAGAAATTTGAATGAACTTACCGCTAACAGGATCAGTAGAACGTGGATAAGTGTGATTAGAATTATGACTATCTTGATCACAAGTAAATGTCAAAGAATCATCCTCAAACTTAATCCAATCACCATTGATCATTCCATGATCATTAACTGTGACAGTCATAGCACCTGTAGATGCCGTGTATGTGGCACCAGTTACAGTGAACGAGTCAATCAGTGTTCTCGGATAAGAATGGTTAGTACCAGAAGGCGCGGCAGCACCTACGTTGACAGTAATTGTTGTTGCAGTAGTTGCTGAAATACTAAGAGTAAGACCAGATGCAGGGTCAGTGGGACGAGGATAAGAATGGTTTGAACCATGATTATCAGCATCACAAGTGAACGTTACGCCGCCATCAGCAATGGTAACTGAATTAGCGGTAGTCAAACTATGAGATCCAATTTCTAATACTAAATCGCCTGTGGATGGATCATATGTTGTTCCTGTCGCAGCAGTGAAAGTTCCACTACCACCAGAACCTGCCGTGATGGCATTAGTAACACCACTTACAAATGTATGTGTTCCAGTAGCAGCACCACATGAGAAAGTAATGCCATTGGCAAGCATTTTAACAGTGGTATTGGGATTAATACCATGATTTCCAATGGTTACTTCCATCAAACCAGTTGAACCATCATAGGTTGCATTGGTTGGAGTGTATTTTACAAGTGGTGATGCTCCAATGTTAACTGTAAGTTGATCATTCGTTGCAGAAATAACATTAAGTCTCTTCTTGGAAGCAGGATCAGTTGATCTTGGATATGAAATCTCTTCAACATTACCATCACAAGTACAACTAAAGGTTAAACTTCCATCTCCAAGAAGAATACCATCTCCAGCAGTAAATCCATGATTAGCTGATGTAATACCTAAAATTCCACTGGTTGGATCATAGGTTGCATCAGTTACTGTATAAAGTCTTGGAACATATGTGTGAACTGAGGTATCAGTGGAACTACCAACATTAATTTTAATGGTAGTTGCAGTCGTGGATATGATGGGGACTGAAGTGTCAAAGGTCTTATCCTTTTTCTTCTTAAGACCATCATCTACTGCACTTACAAATGTATGTTCTGAAGTGTCTGAAGAAACTCCAATTTTAACTTTGAATGAATCATAGTAAACATCGTAAATAGGAATCCACTTACCACTCACAGGATCAGTTGAGCGAGGATAAGTATGTTCGGTTTGATTATTATCTCTAGCACATGTAAATTTAAGGGAGTTGTCATCGAACTTAATGAAATCTCCATTCTCCCACCCATGTTTCTCAACTGTTACTGTAAGAACTCCAGAAGATGGATTGTAAACAGCATTATCAACAGTTGCATTTAAAATTTCAGATTTAGGATAAGAATGCTCAGTAGCATCGTTGTCCAGATTACAGGTGAATGTAATTGATTCTGGTTCAATTTTAACACCTGTACCTGCTCTCAGAGAGTGATTTCCAATTGTTAACTCAACATCTCCAGATACTGGATCATAATCAGCATCACTAATAGTAAAGGTTTTTTCTGGACTTGCACCTACAGTAATATCAAAGGTATCATTAGTAGCATTTGAAACTGCCATTGCAGTTTCATGATTTCCATCAGCAAGTCTTGGATAGGACTTTTCAGCAACATTACCGTCCATAGCACAAGTAAATGTCAGTCCGTTCGACTTAATTAATACATCATCTCCGTTATTAAGTCCATGATTAGCAATAGTAACTTGAGCAACACCTGTTACAGCATCATAAGTAACATTAGTTGGTGTACCAACAGCAGTTCCCCAATAATTTGCATTAGCAGAAGTAATTGTAAGATCTTTTTCGAGCAATTGATTCACAATTGCAAGTTTCATCAAATCTCTAACCTTCTCAAATGCAGTGATAGATTGAAGGATTTCGCCGTCAAGACCATTAGTAGTAAATGATGTTCCAGCAGCATTGAAGTATTGTTTGAGGAACTTACGAGCATAGACATTACCACCAGTGTGAACATCCAATGCCATAGCATCAACAAATAGTCCGATATCACGCTTACACTTCGCTTCTCCAGTTCTGTCTGCTCCAATAGTCTCTGTAGGAAGACCAGCAGTAGATCCTGCGGCAATCGCAGCAGTGACAATACCTGTGAGAGTTGTAATTGCAGAGGTTACGTTAGCACACAGAGGAGCACCAGCAGGATCAGGAGTGATCGTGCTGTCAGTAACTGTCAGTTGATTGGTGAATGCCAGGATCATATTGTCCTTAGCAGCATTGAAAGCATCATTTGATGCTAATTCTTCACCAAGTAAACCATTAGTAAGAGGATTTCCATTCTCATCAAAATACTGAAGAGCAAACTTACGAGCATATTCATTACCACCATTGACAAGATCCAGTGATGTATAATCAATGAACAATCCGATGTCACGCTTACACTTGGTTTCTACTGCGGGGTCAGCAGTATTTGATCCTGCTTGCATAGTAGTCCAAGCGTTATCAATAATCTCTTGTCTGTTCTGCTGAATGAGTCTGTAAGCGTCCTTAAAGCGATAATCACTAGCAGTTGTGGGATCACCTGGATAAACAAAATCAGGATAGTCTACGGCGATCTGAGCAGCACCTCTGTCAACCAATTCCTTACGGTTGGTCATGATCAAACGATAAGCATCTCTATATCTGCTGTATGAGTTAGTCTGAGGATCATTAGGATAATAGAAATCAGGATACTGTAGAGAAATTTCAGCATTTGCTCTATCAATGATATGAAATCTATTCGCGCTAATTAAATTAGCGCCATCTCTATGTCTATTGGCACTAACTGGTCCTTGTGTTGGATCTGGCCAGATACCCTGATTCTTAATGGGTCTTGATGCAGATGGATTTGCTGTATAATAAGTAAGGATTGTAGTTAGATTATCAATGGTTGATTTAACATCAGCACAAACCGCTGGGTCATTGTTAGTCAAAACTCCATTTGGATTGTTGATGGTTGCTCTGAAAGTGTCAGATGATGGTACATCATAAATTTCAAATTTATCATTAAAATTGATATTAGCAACAGAATTTATTACGCCAGAAATATGTACATACTTTTGATCAGGATAAGTTTGTCCTGAGGTAGTAACTGCATATCCATGATCACCATCAGTAGTGACGGTCATCAATCCACCATCATATGTAATTCCTAAAATATCTTGAGTTTCGTAGGGCTCTTGGAAAATCTCATTCAACGCAACCATCACAGATGTATTTGGAGCATCTTTTGGAAAATTGCCATCCTGTGTGGTTAATGTAAACGTTTTAGTAACATCATCAAAGCTAGAAGAAATATCTGCAATTTTCGTTGCTTCAATCTGGTTTTCTAAGAAATTAAGTCTTGCGGCACCTTGTCCAATATAAGATTTGATATCAGCTGCTTTGATCACAGAAACCTCATGTTTCTTGAATACAATATCCGACTCTACATTGATATCTGGCAAGGAGATAATAACTTCCCTTGCATGTGGATCTTCAGCCAGACCGATACTAAATGGATTTCCAGTTACGGTATCTTCAAAATCTACATCATTCTCGACCGCAACTTCACCAAACAGTTTAAATCCAAGTGGATGAGTAGTTTCATCAACATATTGCTTATACTCACTCAGACTTCTCGTGCTTCTAATGACATATGAGAAATCTTGGAAATAGTTACTGTCAGTAATTTTCTGGGAAGATGAACTAATCTTGCCAAGATCAGATTCAAAGAATCCAACTTTACCAACATATCCCCCAACTTTACCGACAACATCTGGAGTAGTTGCATATTCAACTACAGATGTATATTGATTAATCTGACCAACTAAGGTATCTCCTTTATTCAGTTCTCCTTTAATTACGAGAAGGTCAAGTAAATAAACATCATTTCCTAAAGCAGTAATACTTTCTACCTCACCCTCAAATCCACCAGTAGTGGTAACAACTTCTGCTAATTTATAATTATCGGAAGGAAGGTCTCTGACAATGACCTTTTTATTGAATAAAAGTGATTTGCTAAGAGTTCTATCAGAGGTAAACTGACTTCCGTTGTTGCTAAATCTAACTGTTTTAATTTTTCCGATATTTTCGCCCTGAGCATAGATTTTAGCATCAGTATCAACTGCAGTAATAGTATCATCTGCAGAATATCCATCTCCAGGATCATCTACTTTAATAGAAATAATTTTTCCGCCAACAACAGTTGGTGTCAATACTGCACCAGAACCAGTAGTAGTGTTTACAAAAATTTTAGTGGAAGAAGAATATCTAGATCCACCATTAATTACTTTTACTTCGGAAAATGATCCTCCGACAAGACTTATCTCTGTTCTAATGTCATCAAGTAAGGTATGAGTGACACCTTCAATTTTAGGAAGTTTTTTATACCCCTCACCACCATCAATTACTACAATTTCGGAAATTTTTCCTATTGCAGTCTGCGAGGTTGTTTTATATGAAATTAAGTTCAACCATTCCGTTACTTCTGGTTGGAATGGGGCAGAAAATTGGAATTTAGTGGAATCTACAATATCAATCTTCTGTGTTCCAGCTGGAAGCAGTTGAAGACTAAAATATTTTTTGTTATTGATGATTCCACCTGCTTCATCATAATAATAGACTCTAGAAACATCCATGTTCATCAAAGATGCTTTTTCAATAGTTGCAGATGCTCCAGGTGTGCCTGGTGTCCCAATGTAACTAACATTTGACAGTGTATTTACATTGGCAGAATCTTCGGAGAAAATAAGGTTATGATTTAAGTTACTGCCATCACTAAGATCAAAAATATACTTACTTCCTCTGATAAATCTGAATTGCAGATCTCTTACATAATGATTTCCTGTTCCAGTTGGATCAATTTCCCAATATACACTTTTTTCACTTACACTAGCAATATCTAAATCTCTTCCAGTTGGTGATGATGTATCAACAATGGTATTAGAAGATGCAAAAGTTCCTGAAGTAACTCTTACATCAATTGTCGAATTTTCTTTATTGATATTATAGATCACTCCAGCAACACCAGTAGTAGTAATTGGAGAACCAACAGTTAATCTATAATCTGGTTGATCGTCTGGAATGTGTAACGTTACAGGGTTTGTTGCTGCATGTAATCTCAATGGAGTGTTAAACTGACCTCTATCTACCGCCAATAGACCAGAATTTGTATTAATTGATGTAATTTTTAAAATTTCATCATTAATTTTAATATAATCATTTTCTCTAAGTAATAGTGCATCAGGAGTGTTAATACTGATGTTAACTGCATTGAAAGCAACATCAACAACCAATTTTGTGGTGACTGATGGTTTATTGTAAGTAATTGTCTGATAATTAGATACTCTTACTTTAAATGTTTTTGTAATATTAACATTTGACAATGCAAGAGATAATGTTACCTCATCTCCACTAGAAAGACCATGAGGTTCCGAAGTTTCTGCAGTAACTGCAAATTTTGTATCTGCATATTCAGGAGCACTAATTTCTACAGGCCATGGTGCATTAGGAATCCCATTCGTTGCTGGAATAGTTGATCCTGAAGCAACTTGATAGGATACTCTGGGCACAGTCTTACCATCAACCTGAGAAACTCGTCCAAAAAGCCTAGATCCTTCGGTGTCTGTATTATCAATATACAGATAATCACTGTTTTTAAATGTTGCACCAGATTCGGTAACAGTAAATGAATCTACTGCTCCTCTACCAATTTCTCCCACAATCAAAGATGCATCAAATCCTCTGGTTGGTGTATTAGCGGTTCTAATTCTTCTCGCACCCTCTGGAATATTAGAATCATTACTTTGATCAAATTCAAGATTAAAATTATTAGCTGCAGGAACTGAGTAGAAAGTTTTTCCTAAAATATATGGATAAACACCAGAACCAAAATTATCTACAGTTATGAAATAACAATATCTTCCATTTGGAAATTCTGGTGTTTTACAAAAACGACCATTATTAAAATCTAACGATCCATTACCTTGAATATAGTCATAATCTTGAATAAAAGCACCCAAAGGATACTTTGCTGTACTAGGTCTACCTGATGGTGCTGTAGATTTTAATGCATAAGAAGAAGTTTGCCTAGAGATAGCACTATTTGAATCTACAGGATTACTATATCCATAAGGACCATAAATGGGATTGCCATCATATGCCCAACCTAAAATAGGAGAATGAACAAATCCAGAAGTCTTTTCGGCATAGGCGGCATTAACACCTTGTACATTATCTACTAAACTAGATCTCAAAAGTTTTGGATTTTGGGCAAATCCATATTGAAGTCCATATGCTGCATTAGAACTGGCGTACAAATATCCATTTCCAAGATCAGATTTTACTTGTGTTGCAGGAATCCAATTTTGATTTGCATCTAAAGTATTTTTAGTTTTAAATACTCTGTCAAAAGACCATTTTTTAACATTAGCAGTGGCAAAAATTCCAGTACCTTTTGACACAATTCTTACTTGAATTGTGCTCTTATCTGTGTAATCAGTACCACCGTTTAAAACAACGACCCCAGTAACTTGATTATTAGTTACTTGAGCGATTGCAAATGCACCCTTACCTCTACCAGCAGTATCAACAATTTCCACATTTGGTGTCGCAACATAATCCTGTCCACCACCAGTAACAGTAATTGTTTTAATTTCTCCATTTACTAAATGTGCATCTTGAGCAATTGTTGCTGTTGCATCAAATCCATAAGTCACTTCAAGTTCATGATCTCTGGTATAATCTTGACCACCATCAATGACAGAAATAGATGTAACTTTACCATCTACAATGCTTGCATTAAAAGTTGCACCATTTCCAGTAGCATCTTTTACTCTAAAAATTGGTTGGATATTTTCTTCAAATCCAAATCCACTTTGAGCAATACTTACACTATCAATTGATCCATATGAAACTTCTTCATAATCTTGGGCACTAAATGCCTCAACACCATTAATGAATAAGCCAACAGGCTTGTTTTTAGTTTCTTGCTTCTGAGTATTTTTTTCAGTGGTTAGTGGAATTGATTTTAAAATATTTTGATTTCTGACATCATAACCAACCCCACGAAAAGGACCAATAGAATTGGCAGGAAGTCCCGCACTAGTCACATAAGCATATTTGGAATCTTTAAATACAGCGAAAGCACTTGTGGGGATATTTTTAACAGCATTATTAATTTGAATGTCAGAACTGGAGCAAAAATTTCCTACCTCATTTAATCGCCAACTGGTAAATTGAGGTCTATTATCTGTATCTCCATCTGGCGAAAGTTTAATTTTTTCCCCAGTCTCAAAATAGTTAGAACCATCTCTAATATCAACTTCCGAAAGAACTCCAAGAATTCTCATTTTAACTTGGTCTTCCTCTTCACTTTTACCTGCAGGATATCCAAAAAGATATTCGGTTGTGACTACTTCCTGATCAACAAAATGTGGTGCAGGATTAGTGCCATATGCTCCTCTACCACAATCAATAAATTGATTGAAGGTTTTAGTTCTATATGTAATAAACTCACCATCAATCTCAATAACGCCATTTAGTTTAGGAAAACTAAGGGTGCTATCTACAGTAATGACACTATCACTGGCAGAAATATCACGTCTAAGTATAGATGATTGAGGAATTGTAAAAACTTGTGAGTTTAATACATTCAGTCTAACTTCATAGATATTTTTAGTACCAGAAGAATAGTTTGAGATATTATTGATTAATAGATCATCAATAATTGCAGTTGCTTGGACAACACCAGTAGCATCAGTTTGTCTGATCTGAGAACCAACTAGATCATAAGGATTTCCTTCAATTTGTTCAACTTTAATAATATCATCAACAGTCCAATCAGAATAAGAAGCCTTGATGACTCTATCTCTAGGATATCTTACAGTAACTTCTTCATCATACAATGCTCTGAACAGAAACTCAATAGAAAGATCTGTTCCTTTATAGCTATAGAAATCTTTGATGTTTCTGATCAGCGTATCCTTACCGATCTGATCAGCAATATTTTCATGTGGGAATCCAGCAAGATACTGCTTCTCATAGTTTTTCAGAATGAAAAACAGAATTAAACTTGAATAATTTGTAACTACATCATCTACATCGTGAGATTGAGCTGTACTGGTTTCAATAGTAGTTTTTTGTGCATCAAATTTTGTGGTAGCACTAAATCCCCTCTCACAATCAGTAAGAGTTCTTGTGGCAATATCTACGGAAGAATATAAGATAATTTCATCACCGATTCCAATAATACCACCATCAGTACGAAGACCATCAATTTTATCTAATACAATAGAAGTAGCACTAGCATCAATTGCTGTTTGTAGTTTATAAGTTTTAACTAAGTTAAACTTTCTTAGGCTATCGACATTAGTATATTCCAGAAAGTTGTTCTGAATATCTAAAATGCCACCAGATACTTCTAGTGACTTATAATACTCCTCAAAGAATTTTACATAAGTAGGAAACTCATCAACAATGAAATTTGGTAGTTGCTGTCCAACTAAATCTGATATTGTTAACTTATTAAAATTCATTTTACGCTACTTCTTTGAATACTGAGAAAGTACTATCTTGTAATGCAAGGTTTAAATAAACCTCGCGAACTGCAAAGATATCGTCGTTCTTAGGAACGGCAGTAATGTAGATATTGTTGTCAGCATCACTACCCTCTGTGATTGTAAGGGAACTTAATGTCACTTTTCCATCGTCAAAGTTGACTGTGCCGACATCATCGACCAAAATTCTTTTCCTTGCAGTAATAGGGTCAATAGTATATATTCTAATTGTTCCATCCTCTGTATTTTCTAAATACGCTTCCTCAGAGAAACCACTAATCTTAAATTTAGTGCTAGTAATGGTTGATTGACCATCACAATATGATTTGAATGGATTCACATAACAAAGAAGGTATTGTGCCCTTGTATTAAGTGCAGGAACCAGTTTTTTCCTCAAACGAAACTCTGTGTTATTACCAGTAATGGAATCTTGAGAAGAATCAATTACTGTAGTAACTTTACTCTTTCTAATAACTCCACCAAACTTACTAAGATCCGCAGTTTCATCATATTCATCAAGATTACTGATAACCAAGTTTCTGAGTTGCTCAGTAGTTGAATTTGTCTGAGTTTGGTTATAGAAAATCTTCGATTGTACTAAAACATCAACAATTGATGGATCAACAATAACTGGCGTAACAGACGCTACTGTATATTTCTTTAATTTTGATAAAATATCAGTTTTTGTAGAATTACTCAGAATATCGCTATATTTTGGTTTAATTGCAATTTTTACACGACCATATTCTGGTGGTTCTTCAGTTTCACCACCATATACAATAATATCGGCAATTGAAGAGTAAAGTCTCTGTGTAATGATCTTATAATCATCTAATGTTACTGCTCTATTCTGTGCAGCATAGAATTTAGGAGCATTTGTCTGAACTAATTCAGTTGGTTCAATATCATCACCACCAGCACTACCAGATTTTACGGTAACACCAATATTATTTAAAACTCTGGCACTATTTTCATCATAGATTTCACCAGAGAACACAAAGTTCTTGATATCGTTCGCATTTTTGCCTGATGTTGCCAAATATGAAACTTGAATTACCTGTCCATCTTTTAATGCCTTCCCAAGAACACCATCACCAAAAATTAATTCATATCTTCTGTCAGTAACTTCTTGTACAAAGAAAGCAGCGTCGTCTGCAGTTACATCTAAGATATTAGGAACTTTTTCAAATTGCTCCAATGAAGATGAATTAGCATTTTCCCTCACAGAGACTTTGATGGTTTCAGAATCAATATGTTCTGTTGGAATAATGAACTTTTGATTGGGAATTGTTTTATCCACAATAAAAGTGAAGGTGAGATAAGTACCTTCTTGGATTTTTAAATTATCATTATCTACAGTATTACTAATATAGCAAATATTATTAATAATAGGACTTACAACGTCTTCAAGAACCGCAAATTGATAAGTTTCACTTCTATTATCTACATTTGACGCAACAAAGCAATTTCCTTTCTTTAGAGTAAGGAATTTCGGCACCAATCTTTGGTCGATTGCAGCAACTGAAGTAAAATCAACTTTAAGTTCAAGAGATGCACTTGCTGCAGTTCTAGACTTTGCAGTATAACCTAATTGCTTTGCAATATTAACAATATTATCTCTTAAAGATGCAGATGCCAGAAAACTTTCATTGACTGCCATCGTTGTATTGAAGGCAGTATAATAAGTATTATATGCTAAGAGGTCTATTACCGATGATAGGGTAGAAGCCTCAAAATCATAATCGGTAAAATCAGTATTACGCCTCAAGTATTCAACCAGAGCAGCTCTGATATCAGCGTAATCTAGAGAACTAACTTGTGCGTATGCCATTGATTATATCTTTGATGAAGACGTTAACGTTAATGAAGTTGTGAATACCTGTGCGCTAATATTAGGAATTGAGTAAGCGACTTGAATGTCGTAAGAATTGGAATCATAATTCAAATCTACATCAATACCCAATACATTAACTCTGGGTTCATAAGTTTCAATTACAGTTTTAATTTCACTCTGGATAGATCCAGCAGTAGCAAAATCAAAAGGTTCAAACAACAAATCAGGAATTCCACTACCAAATGTCGGGTCAAAAAACTTTTCGCCCTTCCTATAGGAAAATAAGTTAAGGAGAGCTCTCTTAATAGCATTCTCATCTTTGAGAACTACGAGATCTTTTCTTAACGGGTTGATTTTGAATGTAAAACTCAAGTCCTTATAGGATCTTGATGGATTCAACGCCATTTGATAGTAGATTTTTCAATTATTTATCACTATTTTTGACATCTTTCTTTTTCTGGGCTTTCTTCAGCAGTCTGTCGGAATCAATTTGAGTAATTAGAGTCATCCCAGACTTAATAAAGTCTTTACCTTTGTCAGTCGGTGAGTTTCCCATCGGTTTTTTGTGCGGTTTTTACAATTTCGTAGTCATTTCCAAGAATTTCTTGCATCATTGCATCATTCCAATGTGCATAATATCCAGATTTCGCCAAAATTTCGCGGTGTTGACGTAATTTTGCCTTTGATTGGCATAACATTAGGTTATATTTACCATTGTTTGTCTGCACACCGTTAATGAAGGTGTGATAATTACCACAATCTTCCAAAAATATGTATTCTGGGTAGATTGTGTTATAAATTTCACACCACATTTGAATGGCCGCGGCGTCAAGATAGTCTTCAACAACAAAAATAACGACATCAAACCCTTTGATGGGTATGATGTCGTCAATCGGCGCTTGAATGATCTTATATGAAGCGGTTGAAGAGTAAGGACAGATAGAAAAATTACTTAGTTCGGGGCGAACTTTAGAAATTTTAGCAATCCAATCTTTAATATGCTCTTCAATCTCAATCATTCTTCTTTTTTCTTGTCAGGATGTTCTTGATCACCGGCTCTACGTCCTACGACATAGCCGTATGTTCTAGGTGCTGGAGTTTCTTCACTCATCTTCCTTGTCCACGGTAACGTTTACGGGCTCCATTACGGGAGCTTGCACTATATTTAGTATGCTGACCCGATCCTTGACGAGTTTTTTTAGGTTTTGACTCAATGTTGGCGTTACCACCAGTAAGTGAAGGGCGCTTTGCCATAAAATCCTCAAATGTACCTTGATATTATATCACATCAATTATGCCTGTGCAACACTGATGATTTGAATTTGAACTCCCCCTGTTTCATTTCCATATGAAGTTCCTGTAACAGTTACTTCAGCAGGACTCTTTGGATCAGTAGAAGGACTTGGAAGACCCCCGAAGTAAGAAGATCCACCTCCACCTCCGCCACCGAAGTAACCACCCTGAACAAAACCATTATCCCATCCACCACCGCCGCCTCCGCCGCCGTAGTAACCAAAACCTCCATGACCACCGTCGCCATCTATACCACTGCCACCTGCGCCAGCACTAAAAAATCCACCTGCGCTTCCAGCACCAGCACTAAGATCTCCACCAGCACTGCCACCATTTCCACCAGAACCACTTCTATATCCACTAGTTGAACCACCAGTGCCACCATAGGATGTATTCAAATTATTTCCAATAGCACCACCAGGATATCCAGCATCACCACCAGGAGTATTTGATGGTCTTGATGGATGCCCACCACCTGAAAGTTCACTTCTAGGTACTCCTTCATAACCACCTTCTGCAGCAAGCATAATGCAGTTATTTGCTGTTTCTGATGTTCCATAGAATACAGCAGAATATCTGGTGTCGTAATGAAGTCTGTAAGACTGTCCTGCCTTTGCAGTGAATGTTCCCTGAACATATCCACCGTCACCACCAACACCAGGAGGAGTATTGCCACGAAGTCTTATGGTGACATTATAGTCAAATCCAGATGCTACTAAGAAAGATGGTTCCGACAATGTATTTGTACTAGAAAGATTAGTAATATTTGTTGATGTTCCGCTAGCAATACCGACAATTTCCAATGATCCAGGAACGGTCATTGAAATGACTGCTAGACCATTTTGACTAGCTCCACCATGACCACTAACGTGCTCTGAAGGTAATGAAGCAGGAACAGGCGCAGCACCTCCTGCAGTTCCTGTATTGCCATTACTAGCACTGGTGTATGCAAGAGAGATAGAACCTGATCCTCCTGCTCCACCACCGCCAGTACAGTTACCATTACCATCTCCGCCAGCACCAGCACCACCTGAAACTCCTGATCCACCACCGCCGCCGCGATTACCTTGATTCACACCAGAACCGCCACCAGCGCCACCTCCAGATCTTCCAGAAGTACCACTAACTTGACCAGTGTTTGGACCTGTTCCAGCACCGCCACCTCCAGTGCCTCCACCACCGCCACCTTGTCCATTCTGACCAGCGCCTCCACCACCACCTACGATAGCCGAAAGACCATTGAAAGTAATTTCAGATCTTTGACCGCCACGACCAGCACCATATCCTGCCTGACCTTGTGGAGATCCCTGTCCAGTAGCACCTACAAATACTGATATAGTTCTTGTTGCTGGTGAATAATCATATCTCTTTACATCAAAACTATTACAATAGTCTCCTTGACCACTGGAACCAGTTCCACATGTATCATCAGTTTTCCATCCATAAGCACTATTGGATCTATAAGTTCCCCATTTATAACCGTAGTTTCCAACAATTATATAACCATCTTCATTTGGTGAATATGGACCATCATATACCAAAGATCCTTGCCAAAGAATTTGCAACTTTCGTACAGCAGTACTACCCTTAGTTTCTGGTCCCCCAGTTCTAGTATACCAACCATTTTGAGTACTAGTACAAGATGGTTTTTGAGTTAGACCACCCTGACCAGTTTTTACTTGTTCATTGTCATATGAAGCACCTGATGCATTGCTAGGTATAGTAACGGTTCCTGTGACATATCCTCCACTACCACCACTAAAATTTCCTGTGGGACATTCACCGACACCTTGTCCACCAGCACCCCATAACCAATAAGTAAATCCAGTTGCACTAGCAGGAACTTCAACACTAGTTTCACCAGTCTGTGTAATATTATATACTTGTGATCCACTAGATGTAATTAATGTCACAACTTCATCTGTAGTTTTACTGGCGCAATACTCATTATCAAGGATACATCGATAAGTGTCGCCACTATTAGAACTTAATAGTGATGGCGTAGTATAAGTTGCACTTGTAGCACCACTAATATCAGAGAACGAAGTTTGTCCAGATGCTCTCTTTTGCCATTGATATGAAATTGTCTGTCCAGTAACACCTACGACATCTGCCTTAACTTCAAAAGTTGCTGTTCCTGATGCTCGTACAACAGATCTTGGTTGAGTGTTTATATCAATGAATGCTGCTTCAATTACAACTCTGGAATTTTGTTTCTCTTCACCAGCAGATCCACGATTGGCATGAGTAGATCCTCCAAATGCACCAGTAGTACCAGTGCCACTAGAATGAACAAAACCAGATCCTGCACCGCCGCCACCACCTGATTGTGGTCCAATGTTGGGATTATTGCTACTTCCATTATAACCATCATATCCACCAGCGCCACCGCCGCCACCATAATATCCGCCGCCGCCTCCACCGCCTCCAGCGGAGTCTCTCGAACCAGAGTTAACACCACCTTCACCACCCTGAAGTGCAGCGCCAGTACTACCATTGGTTGATCCACCAGAGGATGTGCTACCCCCTGCACCAGCAGATGACTGACTACCACCATATCCTCCCTTAGCAGAGATTTGTGATGATGTACTATTAGATCCATCACTTCCTGTAGTACCTCCTCCTGCACCTCCAAGAACTTGTGCAGTACCAACATGACTAAAATTGCCTTGAACAGTAGTATACTTTGTACAAGGATATGAAATTGTTTGAATATCCTGGTATTCAATAGTCCACGAACAACTAGCAACATAACTTCTACCACTAGTATCATTCCTGCGGAATGCAAGAACCATCCACTGCGAAGTTCTAGTTAGTTGTGTCATATCAAGATAAAATCCAGGACAAGCACCGCCACCAGCAGTACAACTACTAGTGCTTACTGACAGGATATATTGACCACTGGGCATAGGACTATCAAATCCAATAATATAATATCTTAGAGGTGGTTGAATATTGTATATCACACCAGTATTACCATACCAGTTTAGATAGTTATTACTTCTGGTTGCATTATTATATGAATGAGACCAACCGCCACTTTTACGGACACTATTATTAACTGTTGTATAACAAGTACTCTGATATGGTGATTGATAATAATAAGAATATGATACTGTTTGTTGAGTACCACCACAAGTAGATGCTGTGTTCAAACTAGCACCTCCAGCACCGCCTGCAATAGCGAGAGCATTGGATTGAGATACCGAAGTATCAAAGATACCTGCATACCCTCCTCCTGCCTCTGCATAGCGCCCAGAGTCTGATGTTCCTGCAGAACCACCACCAGCATTCAAGTAAACCTTAAAGACATCTGCTCCTGCAACAGGAAGATCTACATCTGTATAACCACCCTTTGCTCCACATGTCCCTTGACCCCAGAGATGAGCACTGAACTTACTTCTACCAGCTTCGAGAGAAGTAATAGTATAATCAGTAGTATTACTAGGATCAAAAATTAAAGCACCATGTTCTTCAAAATTCCAGAACTCAATTCCATTAATTGGTGGTTGTAATCTAAAGTCAGCACCACTGACTGCCATTACAACTCTACCACTAATAATATCTCCTGCTTCGGCATTGGCGAAAACTACTCTATATTCATCACCATTGTTTGAAGTTGATTGTGTACCAGTAGTATACGAAACCTCACCATTACCTGGAACTGTACCACTGGCATTAGCAATATCACTAAAGGTAGATGTGCCATTTAGTTTTATTTGCCACTTATAAGTCATGGTTCCACTACTAATTGTAGCGGTCGCAGTTAATGTTGTAGTATTTCCTTGTTTAACAACAATACCTAAAGCAGGTTGAGCAGAAATCGTAATTTTTCTACTCAGTGTTACATTTACTTCATTGGTAAGGACAGGACTTGTGACTGCATCTGCATGATATACCTGACAACGATATGAATCACCACTGTCATTATCAACAGTTAATCCTGATGGAACTGAATACTCGCTATTTGTTGCACCAGAAATATCACTGAATGATCCACCAGATTCTTTCTTTTGCCATTGATATGTAAGACCCGCAGGAGAAATTATATTAACCGTTGCAGTTACTTTAAGAAGAACAGGACCTGATGTTGGTTCTACATCGGTAATATCACCAGGATTCACCATTGCAGATGTAATACTACTGACAAGATTTTCAACAGCGCCAGGTGTTGCCCCACCAGATCCTCCTGATGGTGGGTTATCGGGGTTACCAATATCCGAACCAGAACTACCAGAACCACTACTCGCAGTAGCAATATCCTGCGAAGTTACTGTATAATAATCGACAGGATGAATTCGCCCAGAACCGACACGACTGTCCTTAGGCACATATTTTGGCATGTCCGACCAAGGAGTCTTGGTGTGCTTATTGGACTTAGAACTCATGACATGAAGACGTTAGGAGATCCTACAATGATTGGAAATGTTCCAGTAATACCTAAGGCAAGATCACCAAGTCTTTCGGATGCAATCTTGTTCGTAAAGTTTTTTGGTGCTCCAGTAATCACAGGAGCAACGTGTGTCTTACAGCACTTAGGACAAGGAACAATCTCCAAGTATGGTGCTGTAACATCACCAAGTTTACTTTTAGCAAGTTTATTTACAAACACATTGGGAGATCCCGTTGCTTGCACAGGAGTGTTGCAACGATTTAGATAAACGTGACCAATTGTACTTGCTGCTCTCATTGGATCTTCTCGGGTTTAGTAATTTCTGTGTCTTCTGCTTCCTGTGGGAAAGTCTGACCATAACGTTTATTAATTTCTTCGGGAGTTCTTTGCCTCTCTTCAACTAACTCATTCAGGATTCTATTCCAATCGTTATTACTATTATTTACCACATGGGTAATTGTATGAGTATCAGTACCAGTCTGATTTGAACTGGTATATCCCATTCTATTTAAAATTTTCTGTTGATTAGATGAACTAATATTAGTATAAATTCCCCAACTTACAGCAACTTGCCAATCGACTTCAACTTGAAATTCAAGAGTTGTAAATTCTCGCTGGTCGGGAATAAATTTATATAATCTATCAAACTTCTCAGGCAACTCAAATAGACTCTTGACCTCATATGTGCCGCCTTCATAGTCATCAGTATACCCGAACTCATTTCGACAGAATACAGCGGCATTATATCCCCCCCTGATGGACAATGTATTCCAATATGGTACATTAAATATATGTGTTTGCTGCCTTTCTTCTCCACCGCCCTCGGCACTTGTATTGAACGTAAAGTCAAATGTGCCCGACTGTGCAATGTTATCTACAAATGTAACACCACCACCCTTATTATCTGCCTTTGATAATACATCTTCTGTAAACCAGTCACCTAATTCATTCTGTGCAATAGCATTATTCTCTGGTCCCCTATTGCGAACCCAACGCATTGCAGTAGGAATTCGCGCAACATGAGTGCCCATATATGCACCATGTGGTTGAGATGTACTCGTACCTTGTCTATAACCAGTTGTTCTATAATTATTACTTCTACTATAATCTCCTGCTCCTTCCTCTTGAGTCGTAGAAGCACGAGCGTTTACGGTGGTTGCTTTCAGTTCAAAGTTGAAACTATTATATAAATTGACATCAGGAAGAATCGGAATCTCTACAGCACTTCTACCATCGTAGGTGTCCTCTGATCCAGGATATCCATTGTAATCACTATAAACTACAGTATAACTCATCGTTTACTTAATTCGGATACTTTATTATGGAGATAGTCCAGTGTGTCAGTGAGTCTTTCATACTCATCTGCTCCAGGTCGCCTATAATTAAGCTCTGGGTGTAATAACTGTGCTACAGCAATCTCCAGATTATTTATGCGCTGTAGTACCTCCTCAAAGTCAAAATACTCACTGTTATCATTTTTATCTTCATTCGCCATGTACTTCCCCTCTATGTAATACCTCAGAGACAAACGCGCTAGCCTCCTTCTTAGTCCGCCAGGCTTTCGCTCGGTCCTTATCAGATGTCCAGGTGTTCAATGAACCACTCTCTGTCCACCAAATATAAGGCTCGCTCACATACCTCGAAGAATTTACCTCACGCACATACCATTTCTTAGTTGCCATTAGATTCTTCCCTCGTTTCTCAATACTGTGATGGTCGCGCTACATCCTCCGATATGCTTACCATCTTTCAGAACTTGGGGAAATGTACTCCCATACCCAAATTTCTGTGTAAATTGTTCTCGGGTAAAATCGCGATTTAATTTCACCTCCATATAAGATTCTCCCAGTCCTGCAAGAACTTTCTTAATGTTCTCACAGTATGGGCAGGATTGTTTTGTGTAAACTAAGTATGCCATAATGTGTGAATGCCTAGTCTGATTCTACACCAAGATCGTACTCCTCGTCAAGCTTCCTCTGAACATCAAAAAGAACTTCCTCGTACTCGCCCGCCTCATATTCATCAGCGTTCTCTATGGCGACCTCTAAGGCATTCAACATGACATCCATCTCATGCTCTGATAAGTCTAGATGAATATTTTCCATAATTGTTTCGGAAACTACCGTATATAGCAATCGGGGTTTTTTGGAGAATTTTTATGGCGGAAAATTTTTTATATGAAAGAGATTCTCTCGGGCGTTTGGGAACCTTTGTAGGTTAGGGTAGTTTGGGTTTTTTCAATTAAGGGCGCAACGCCCCCTACCCCCGAAGGGGCGGGACAACTGTGCTATGCTGCTGCCAACTTGCGGCGGATCTGGCGTTCCACCTGACGCAGGGCGTTGGTGTCGCTCGGGGTGCTGCTAGTGGTGACCATCACCCTCTGAGCATTCCGCCAGACTAGGTGCTTGCTTTCACGCTCCAGAGTGAACCCGTAAGATTTCATGAGGAGCGTGAGGGACTTCCGATGCTTCATGGTTCAAACGTGGGAATCTTGTCCAGTGCTTCTTGAGCATAGCAGCGGGAGTGGATGGCGGCAATGGTCACAGCATCCGATCCGATGCTAGGTCCATGATCACGGCGGAAGGCAAACTCATTATCAGGGTCTGCCATGCGACCAGACCAGACGATGGACTGATCATAGAGGGAGCAGGCGGGGGAGTAAATCATGGGGTTGTGTCGTTGGTGGTATTATATCAGAGGGGGGCGACCCCTCACAGTTCCCACAGCATCTCGTTCATCTCATCGGCGTCGATGGCGGGGTCATCCCAACGCACACCGTCGCCAGTGGTGACCAGATGGCGTCCGATCATGCCATCAGTCATGCAGCGAACGAACTTATCCCAAGGCGTCTCCAGACCCTCGCGATAGGTGACACATGCCTTAGCAGTGTTGTAGAGGAATTCATCGTTGCCGATCCAGAGGGAAGCGTTCCAGGTTTCGTAGTTTGCCCAACCGTTCATGGTGTGTCCTGTGTGGTGTTCTTCTAAATTATAAGGGGTCAGGGGTCAGTGGCGATCACTGATGTTCCAGCTTCCCCACTGTCCATCCACTGCCTTGCCGTCGCGGAATGCAGCACGAAGCAGGGCGCGTTGCTTCTGACGCTCCATCTCCTCGCGCATGTACAACTCACCGATGCTAGCGAGATCGTCAGAGGATGCCATGATGCCGTTGCCGTAGTCTTTGAGTGCCATGAGGTTCGCTTTGTTTGCTTGTGAGAATTCTACAGGATCAGAGACGGGGACGACGGGCACCAGTGTGATAGTTCACCCATTGTCCTAGTGAGCGGTCGCCCGTCATCAGCAGGGCGATCACATCACGGCGGCGAGTCTTATAGGTGTACTCAGCGGATGGGGTCTTGAACCAGCGAACTTTGAACGTGCCAGTCAGGGGATTGACCTTGAGAGTCCAGACCGAGCGGGAGACGCTGGGGCTGATGCAGGAGACGTTAAGCATGAGGTTTTTTGGAACTGAAGTCATTATAGGCACAAGAGAGGGGGGATCACTCCCCCCAGTGTGACACTATGCCAGGCGCATACCAGAACGGAATTCTGTGGTAGCGTAGTCGTCACCAGTCCACAGGCGGATGTACCATGTCCAGTCGGACTGATAGACGCACTCGCCATGATGACCGAAGGCAGACAGCAGGGCATTCAGACGCGACTTGGTGGTGTTGGACTGCCAACCGCCATCAAAAATCTTCATAGCGTCGTCGGTGATCTCAGCGATGAGGTTGCCATGCAGGTACACAGAGGAGACGCCATCGGCGTTGATCACTTCAGTGTTGGCATTCTTCCAATCCTTGCCAGCGGCGATGGCGCGGTTCATCAGGGATTCGATCTTACGCATGGTGTTGTGTGTTGGTTGAACTGAAGTCATTATAGGCACAGGGTCAGCAGGATCGCTGCCAACCTTGTGACACTTGTCTCACTGGTCGGCAAACATGCCCTCATGGGCATCCAGCACGAAGTCGATCACGTCATCCGTTGCGCTCACGTTGAAGCGGTCGCAGAACCAGTCCACGCTCATCTCAGGGGATGCCATGGTGTCAAACATGAAATCTTGGAGTTCAGTCAGGCGGTCTGTCATCAGTTCGTTTGTTGTCATGTGACCATTATAAGCACAGGGTCTGACGGTCTGCCTGTGCTATTGTGCCACTGCGCCAACTGGTTTTCCTATGTATCACCACGATACAGAGCGAAGCGGCCGACCAGTTTGTGTTACTTAGTGACCCTACGAGTTCTTTACATAAACTCTTGCATGTAGTAGTCAACAGTGACTTCTAAATGTGCTGCCTTCGCTTCAATTTCGTTTGCAAACTCTTCTGCTAACTTAGCGTCGTCTGAGTTAGTATCACCACAGAAGAGATCTAGAGTTGATTCATGCATAGAATTAAACGGCAATTTTGCGAGTTTCGTTAAGTAACTGTCGTTGTGCTGTTTTGATTCCATGTAGGCAATCATACAGTTGATGTACATTAGCGATATCAATTCCACCACTGGATTTAATATCAATCCGAGAAGCATCTGACCACTGGATGTTATTCTTCTTGTCAACAGTGGTTGTGTAATAGTTGCCATCTTTTTCCCAGTAGGCATAACCTTCACAGACAACGTAGTTTTCAATAGTCATGGGTCTTAGTTTCACAGTGGTTGAACATCAAGATAGGTAATCTTATGCTTTTTGTATTCTTTTTTGATCTTTTTGATAGCATTTTGATGAGTATTTGCTGTTACAAATCCTTCTTGATTTGTACCATCAGCAGTCTCAAAATAGTACTCAAATTTGTTTGAAGAAGACATTTTAGTCTTTGTAAAGTGTAATCAATTTGAGAATATTTAGTATAATATTCTCTATAGGACTAGTCAGACTTGAACTGACAAGGAGTTAATCTCCGACAGATTTTAAGTCTGTTGTGTTTACCAATTTCACCATAGTCCCAAAAGTGTTAAGTATAAGTTTTCCACAGAACTGTGAAATTCTCAAATACTTAACTTTTAAGATTTCTGAGGTTTTTATAAATTCTCAGTTTTCACATTTTCTGCAATTCTATAAGTTTTTCAGAATTCATAAAAACCTCAGAAATCATCATACTGTAGAACTGGGCGGTTGTCAAGTTTCTCGGAAAACCTCATAGGGACTGACCTTTGAAACCTCACAGAGTTATTATATAAGGATCTCGCAGGTCTGTCAAGTGCCAACTGTGAGAACCTTCTGACATATTTGTGAAGTTCTTATACATGGGGTTGACAATCGGTAGGATGCACGCTAAGACAGAAGTTCCTCCGCACATTATCAGGTATTCCACAACCTTTTCCACACACATTCCACAAGCATGTGGAAAACGCAACTATATTAAAAATGACATTTATAATATACTCCAAATACACTCTGTAGTAGCTCTGGAGTTACTCAATCATACAAATCGTCGTCCTTCTACTGTCTTAAATTGCTCGGGTACAGGTTGATGATCAGTAATTTCTTTAATACGATCAGGTTGCAATGCTACTTCATTTGGTGCATGTTGTCGTCTGATGTTCAATGTACGCTTACCATATACCCAACCAGTAGCAATATACTTATCATGATCAGTTGGGTAACCACGATGTAAGTATGTCCATGTAGCAGGAAATATAAGAAACTTACCTGTTCTTGGTTGTACCTTCGTACCATCTATAAACTCAGTGTAACCACTACCATCAGGTACATCATTGAGATAGAAGATATATGTAAGACCACGATTCCATGTCTGTGTTTTGAATGTTTCACGATCAGTGCATCCAAAGATGTGTTCATCAGAGTGCCAATCATACCCACGAGTGTTAGCAGGAGAATACTGAATCTGGAAACCACTATTCCTTACACCTTTATCACAATCATAGAATGGGAACAACTTACTATGTGTATCACCTAGCATGAATTCATATGCTGCCAGTGACATACTCAAACACTGCTTAAATCTTACGTTCTCATTCTTCCATGTAGGATAGATTGTGGGGTCAGTGATGTTAAGATCGTATGAGTGTTTAATACTGTGGTCAGTACGTCCGCTGCGACCGAAACCACCATCTACCTTACGATCATCCTCTGTAAATCGATTGATAACATGCTTACAAAATTCAGGGCTCAGTCTCTCGCACTGTTCCGATAGGATTAGATTCTTGTCGATGTAATTCGAGTCCATAACGTTGGAATGTAAAGATTGCAGTAAATGTAATTATAAAAGCAATAGATGGTAGTAATAGTGTAGGGTTCTTTGCGCTCCAGTAGATATAATTGAATGTGCTCAACCCTAGTACAAACAACAGCATATAATACTTCCGAATGATTGTCAATAGCATATTACCAAATGGAGCAAATACTGCTACTACAGGCGCTGCTACTAACCACATAGGATATACTTCGGGTGACATACTAGGTGCAGTATATAATACTCCCAACACTGATACTGCTGCCATTGTGATAATACTTACGTCTGTTGCTCGTTCCTCTCTCATGCCATAATATACACTCAACATAATGTAAATCATCATGTCAGATCCTGTTCCAAACAATGCAGCACATCCACCACCTGCAAATGAAAACAATCCAATATGATACCACTTAGGTGCAACTATCCTCAATGTTCCATACTGTTTGGTGATCATGAAACTACCAACAAATGCCACTGCAAGAGTGACAAAGACCATCTGGATAATATGAACTGGAATATAAGAATAGAATGCAGTAACACCAATAAAACCTATAAAATTAAATGCAACGTACAATGGAATAGGTGCATAAAACTTTAATCTATATGGTTTCCGCGTCATGATATAAATCGATGCGGATGTCATTCCTACTGCCTGAATTGCAAGTGAAAAATCCCGTGCAATTTGTGGTGTGAGATCAGCATATAATGAAAGAACAGGATATGCTACCGCACCACCACCAACTGGAGTGAATCCTGCAACAGCAGCACCTATAATCATCATCACAGAATATAACCAGTGTGTAAGATATACACCGAATCCTGTGGTAGTGATCACCAAATATAACCAGACAATATAAATCCCCGCAACAAAGGCGGGGAAGATCTTATTTCTCATAAATCATCTCTTGTAAAGGTAACCACCTGCCCAATCACATTTCTCCAATACTTCCTCACGCTGGGTGATAATACGAAGATCAAAGCGTACACCTTTAGCAGGTTGTTTGATAGATGCTGCCTTGTAAAGTTCACCAGTCTTCTTGTCAACAAATGCATGGACAGAGTGTGAACCAGCAGCATTCATCATGATCTTGTGATACTTACGACCAGTCTCAATATAGAAATTATAATCACAAATGTCCTTATCAATCTTATCCAGGCACTCCTGATGATAAGCAGGATTAGATGAAGAAGGCATCAGGAACTTGTGACGTACATACGATTCCTTCATATAATTGTGGCGCAATGCATCACACAACATATAGCACCACTTGGTCACATTCAGTTGTAAGGTGTTCTGTGCATCACGCTGGGCACAGAAGTCGCTGAACTCTTGTTTGCGGGGTGTGGTGGTGGTCATGTCCTTTGTTTGAACTGAAGTCATTGTAGACCCTTCTGGGGTGGTTTCAACGCTGTCCAGTGCCAGTTTAAGAAGTGGCATAGCACTGTACGGTGTGGTCTGGTCTAGTGATACTGTTGCACCGATCCGTTTTGATGAGTGTGGGGCAAAGTAAGTTCTACGTTTGATGTTGTAGAATCCCCAAACAGTTTGTGCAGGACCACCGCCGTTGTAAGTGAATTGAGAATGATTGCAACACCAAATGCGTAGAATGTTACGTCGGAACTCCTCAACTTCGTAAGTATAGTTTTTAGGTGGGTCATGGGGAAAATCACTCGGTAGTGAGTACATAGTCATTCAATTCAGCAAATTTGTGTAGTTCATCAATGTTGATGTCTACAATCATATCAGTAACTGATTCTTCTTCAGTTACCCATTCTTGCGT